TGTAGGTGCGTTTCGAGCAGCTGGATTTACAGGACATGTTTATCTAATGCCAGTGGGCGGTGTAGAAAGTGTTTATACACTTAACGCAAAGAATGTAGCACTGGCGGCGATGAAGCGCGGATGGCGTTATAGTGATAGACTACAAGTTCCATTGTTTAAGAACGAGTGGGGTACTTGATGATAACAAAATTCTTTAAAAAAATAATGGGTATTGATAAACTAGAGCAACAACTTATCGATACTAAAACAGCCATTGAAGAAGCTACTAAGCTGGCTGATCAAAAAACTAATGAGATTGCACTTGCAGAACAAAAGACAACCGCTGCCCTAGAACAAGAAGCATTAATAAAATTGGCGCCAAAAGATCGCGCAACCAAACTCAAAGAACCCTGGGTAGGTGTTCTTAATACACACATTAACAAAGATAACATACGTAATGGCTTTTTTGAGCTTGACTGGAACGACCATTTTGTGTTAAAATTAAAGCAAGAGGGATATGGTGAGGACGGAGATAAAGACGAAGAAATTGTAGATCGTTGGTTCCGTGAACTGTGTGCCAATGTAGTAGTTGATGGTGATTTTGGCGGACCTGTAAACACAGGCTTAATTGATATTAAAACAGTGAAGAAAGACAATCTATGACTTATATCTTAGTTGATACAGCAAATACATTTTTTCGTGCTAGACACGTTATTAACGGAGACGCTGATATCAAACTAGGTATGGCATTCCATATTACATTAAACAGTATTCGCAAGGCATGGCAGCAGTTCGAAGGTAGCCATGTTATTTTCTGTTTAGAAGGTAGATCGTGGCGCAAGGACTATTATGCTCCTTACAAGCGTAATCGTTCAGATGCTCGTGCCGCACATACAGAAAAAGAACAAGATGAAGAAAAAATCTTCTGGGAAGCATTTGACACATTCAAAGACTTTATCGCAGAAAAGACCAACTGTACTGTGCTACAAAATCCGCAGTTAGAAGCAGATGATTTAATTGCTGGTTGGATACAAACGCATCCAAATGACAAACATGTGATCATTAGCACAGACACAGACTTTGTTCAATTGATTGCACCCAATGTCACGCAGTACAACGGTGTCATGGAACATGTTATCACACACGAAGGAATTTTTGATGACAAAGGCAAGCCAGTCATTGACAAAAAAACACAAGAGCCCAAGCCAGCCCCTAATCCAGAATGGCTGTTGTTCGAAAAATGCATGCGTGGTGATACCAGTGATAATGTCTTCTCAGCGTATCCGGGTGTACGTACTAAAGGCACAAGCAAAAAAGTGGGTCTTACTGAAGCGTTCGAAGATCGTAACAGCAAAGGATATGCGTGGAACAATCTCATGTTACAGAGATGGTCTGATCACAACGGTGAAGAACATCGTGTGTTAGAAGATTATGAACGCAATCGTCGACTGATCGATCTAAGTCATCAGCCCGATGACATCAGAGAGATAATTGTGAATACCATTACCACTGCTACCGCTGAACAAAAGAATGTGAGTCAAGTTGGTATAAGATTAATCAAGTTCTGTAATCTATGGGATTTGAAAAAGATTGCTGATCAAGCACAGAGTTATGCAGAACCACTTAACGCGAGATATACAAATGAAACTCAAACTTTGTCAGTATGAAGACACCTGTGAAATTAAAACAGATACCTGTTGGGAGAACACAATGACAGACATACATGCTAAACCGATCATAGCGAATAAATTTTGGATCGTAGAAGAGAACGGTGAGAAGATTGCCACTCTAAGAAAAGATGATGACCAAAGATTTTTTATGAGCAACGAATTAGGTGTGACCATTTACGAAACCAAAGATAGCTTAACCAAGCAGTTTGGTAAAAAGTTTTTCACTGTAAAGATTGTTAAAGAAGCCGACACAGCACTGCCTAATGAAGTACACGGCTATGCTACCAGTGCTGAACCGCACAACGCCATGTTTGACATTCGCAAGAAACTTCCTCTATTCACAAAAAGCAGTGATTCGAAAAGTTTGTACTGCGCAGGGTACTACTGTATAAAGTTCGAGAAAGGGTGGGTCAAGAGCTTTTGTCCTAAAAAAATTACACTTGAAAGATATGCTTACAAAGGACCGTTCAAGACTGACTTAGAAATGAAACAGGTATTAGCCAATGTCACAAAGTAATTTACCAGATACACTACCAACTATACAGAAACTTATCCAACGTACTCAGGTAGCTGAACGCAGCCAACAGAAAGAAATACGTATTAGTTTACAGGAAGCACGTGATCTAACTACAGAGTTGGCACTAATGACATCTAAATTAGGTCAAACTATTAGCGAAATACATCAAATGCTGGCAGCGATCAAAGAATCTACCACACAAATAGACGTTAAATTCGACGGCGGTCAGTTCTAAAAAAACATAAATATATACGTGGTTAATTAGGAACACGTATATGAGCAGACCCAAGCCAAAAATTCTTTTAGAATATGCAAGTAAAGAAACCTACAAGGTTGAGCAGATCCTTGACTCGGAAGCTATCTGGGCTGTGTTCTATAACGGCCAGCCATTCAATCTCAAAAGCGGCAGTCTGGTAGCCAGCTATCCCGGACCAAAATATAAAAAAGTTTCATTTTCAAATCCTGGTCACGCACACAATCTTGCCAAAAAGTTGAATAGGCTGTTCAAGACCAAAGACTTTGCAGTTTTCAAACTTACCTCTGGCGAAGAGATTAAATGATATGAACAAAGATGCCTACACCAAGGCGTTCTTGCAGGCAGCAGAAATACCCGTTACTGAAAAAAATATCAAAGAATACAAAGCTATATGGTGGTGGAGTTTTAGAAATAAATCACAAGGAGGATTGAGATTGACTGATCAGGCCTTGGAATTTATCGCAGAACATGCTAAAATTAAAACTTACAAGATAGAATTCCCCAAAGAATTTGCATTTACTCCGCAGGTGCTACTTTGGTTAGACAACTATATCGATTCACCATTCTTTGTTAATAAAAAACACATCATAGTAATGAAAGAAAAAGCCGCTTTTGAGCTGTATCTACTCAGTGGAGATGTTAGGAAGCTAGGGCATAACAGAGCCATGAGCAAAAGGCTTAGCCAAGAATCAACCCCCGATTGATCACACCATATAAATATTTTCACTATGTTTGACCTTAATCCAATGGACGTACTACAACAGCGCAAGCTAAAGACTGTGGCCCCACATTTCACTGAATTGAATATTTCAGATTCTGAAATATTTGAAGGTATTGAAGATTGGATCAAAGTAAAACTCAAAGGCAGATATTATATCTGCAAAAAACCTGCTCTGGACAAGAGTGGGAATTTAAAATCTTCGCATTTCGTAGGGTTCGAAGATCAAAAAGAATTAACCTATTTCATGCTTGCATGCCCACATCTAAGGAGAAACTAATGTCAGAAGAAGTTAAAGATCAAGTCGTAGAGACACCAGCCGAAGCAGCGCCTGCGGCAACAGATACACCAGCAGCACAAGGTCCTGATTTAAATATCAGTGATCTTCTAGCTGTGAAAAATATCATCGAAGTTGCAACAAGCAGAGGAGCGTTTAAAGCAGCAGAATTGGAAGCAGTTGGTAAAAGTTTCAATAAACTAAATGCCTTCCTTGAAGCTGTATCTAAAAAGGAAGCCTAAATGAGAAGCTTAAAACACATAGGTAGAATTCAAAACACAGGTGCCAAGGTACTAGTAGTGTTTAGAACTTTGCCAGGAGAGTCAAATATGGCTCTGGTATTACCTGTAGCTCAACTGCCAGATCAATATCATGATTCAATTATGACTTTAGTAGAAACTGATCAAGCACAAGATGCATTTGAGTTTGGCGAGATCATGCACATACGTCCATTCCCGGATGGCAGGCCTATGCTGAGAGCCATGCAGGCAGACGGTAGATTGATTAAAGTGCCTACGGATTCAGTAATGCTGACCCCCACAACAAATGATACTGTGCTGTTAGCTAATCTTAACACTCTAATTGCGGAACAGAAGAACTGTACTGTGGATGAGTTATGTACATTTGTAGCAGGTGCTCCTACAGTCAAACAAGAAGTCGTTGATGTAGCATCAGTAAATGATACATCGCCAGCAGTAGATTCTGATATCCCTGCACCTATCAGAGCACAAGCCGATACTAACTCTGCACTTAGTGACAAGGATCTAGCGAAATCATATCGCAGTCAAGCTGATGCTATGTACAAAGAAGCAGCAAGATTACGTAAAGAAGCAGAAGACCTCGACCCTACGGTCAAGAAGGTTAAAAAGGCAGAAGAAACTGCCGATGCCTAATCCGCTATTCAAACCTCCGCGCCACCTTGTAAAAGAATGGCCGGAGGTTTTTGAAGATCTCTACATGAACACCATGCCTGTGGCTTATCTAGACTCTGTGAGATTAGATTTTCTAGATGGCAGAGTGTGGGAGATCGATGTCAAACACGAACTAGATACACAAACTGCCGAAGGCATAGCAGATGTGTTGATTAGTACACTTCAAGAATACAAAGACGAAATCAAAAAAATAGATTTCAAAGTTGATGTAGAAAGACTTAAGAAAGATATCAAGGATTCATCTAAAAATATTTTCTAGTATTTCCGTAATGAATAACTTTGTTTTCGTCTGAAACAAAAGTTCTCCAAGGGTCCACAATAATGGACCCTTTCTCTATTGTGCAATACAAATTTTGAGTTTCTTCAAATCCGCGATATTCGTACGTAACTTTTTTATTGTGAGCTAACAGTATCACACCTTTGATAGGTACCGTTACATCATCACCAGTTAACGGATCTATATACATCGGAGTAACACCAAAATTGTGTTCTAGATAATGTCCGACTAACAAGCTGTAACTACCGTCACAATATCCTACTCCGGGCTTGTATGCTTTACCGTGGATGTATACTGGCATGTTACCTGCCTTTTCTGATTCTATTGCAAGGAACTTAGCTAAATTACTGGCTTGTATTTCTCTAGCATTCATTACTGCATCAAATAGATCGTATCCTAGATCTAACTCTTGGGCCATATAGCGTAAG